AGAGGGCATTAATTATCTCACTATTGATGGTGATGACATACCTGTTAACACATTTATTGGTTGCGACCCTGCAACAGACATTGACACAAAGCACTCTGATTTCTCAGTAATAATGGTAGTTGCAGTTGACCCAGATAATGAGTGTTATATATTAGAGTATGAAAGACATAGAAGCGTTCCTACGATAGGCAGTAAATCCTTTGATGGTTCTATACTTGGTAAAAAGGGTGTGGTTGATTATATAATAGAATTAGCAAATAAGTATCATTGTACTTCTTCTACTGTTGAAGATGTAGCTATGAATAGGTCAATATTTCAAGCTCTTAATGATGAGAGACGTAGATTAAATAGATATGATATTGCAGTAATTCCTCAAAAACCTGGTGGTAGAGAAAAAAGAAATAGAATATACAGTGGTCTTAGTGGTAGATTTAGTATGAAAACGATACATTTAAGGGAAAATATGTTTGATTTAATAACAGAAATTGTTACATTTGGTCCGAAGATGTCACATGATGATACAATTGAAGCTCTTTATTACGCAACTTTGCACGCTTTCCCACCAAATATGGGGAGAAACAAAGATAATAAGGAATGGATGAAACCTAAAAAGAAAAAACCTAAGAGTTGGGTGGTACTATAATGGCTTTGGGCGAACAAGAAAGAAGAACATTTAAAAAAACATTTAACGCAAGTCAAGATCAGAGTATGTATGGGAAGACAATGTCTGAAGTTGGGAAAGGGTTTACAAATTTTAGAGCTCGAGACCTCTCTGATATGCGTTTCAATAATTTAGAGACTAAAGATAAAATAAATTTAAATCTTCCTGCTGGTGGATATTCAGAATATGAACCACCTCCAGCTAAAAAATATATAGAAGGATTAAAATGGGGAACTCCTCTAATTGCTAATTTATTTGGAGAAGAATCACCTAAAATTTTATACGATATGGATATATTAAAAAAGGGTGGCAAATATGCTATAGGAGAAAAGTTATCTCTTTTTGGTGGGTTAGGAAAGCCGATGCCAAAAGTAATTGACTCACCTTTTGCCAGGGAATTTTATTTTGGGGCAGAATATAAATTTTAATGGCAAATAATCCTCAATATGGTCCTACAATGGATGAGATGATAAAAATCGATGAACCTCTTATTGATGATGAGACTCCTATTGATTATGGGATATTTCAAATAAATAAGGCTACATGGGATGATCTTTCTTATGAAAAGTTTAAGAAACCAGTTGAAGAATTGAATGCTGAAGAAAATGTTAAAATGGCAAGGTATATATATGATATTAAGAAATTAAAGGGTCAGGCGCCGTGGTCAGATTGGTATGGATGGGGGATGAAGAATAAAAAGGGTGAATATGTATTAAATTGGAAGTATGAAAAATATTTAAGTGGAGAGTGGGAAAAGGTAATAGAGTCGAAAGATAGTATTGAAAAAGGTATAACTCCTAATCTTAATTTAATAAAAAAACATTTTGGAGACCTTGGTGATAAAGTTATTAATGAGGCGACATCTGTTGTTGCTGCGGAGTCAGGATAATGGCAAAAAGAAAATCAAAAGCAGATATAAATAGAGACCTTTTTAAAAGAGCAAATAATGCAAGAAGAGTTAAGTGGCAGAGTATAGCTCAGCAGTGTTATGATTTTTATCTTAATGACCAGCTTACAAAAGAAGAATTAGAAGAACTTCGTAATTCAGGTATGCCTGATTTTATAATTAATAGGATTACTCCAATTATAGATGTAATGAAATATTTTGTTACAACTAATAACCCTAGATGGCAGGCTGTTGGAGTTGAGGGTAGTGATACAGATATAGCACATATTCATTCTGCGATTGCTGAATATTGTTGGTATTTATCTAATGGTAGATCAATGTATTCTCAAATTGTAAATGATGCTCTTATTAAAGGATTGGGATACTTTTTTGTTGATGTTGATTCTGATGCTGATATGGGTAAAGGTGAGGTAGTTTTTAGAAGGATTGATCCATTTGATGTATATGTTGATACAGCAAGTAGGGATTTCTTATTCAGAGATGCTTCTTATATAATTGTTAAAAAGAATCTAACTAAGACACAATTAAAAGAAATGTTCCCACAATTTAAAAGAAAGATTGCGGCTGCATCAGGAGATGAATCACATACATGGCAAGATTATTCAGTAAGAGATTCTGCAGATTCAGATAGTTTTCAACCAATGGAATCTCTTTCAGATGTATATACTCCAAAAGGAGATGAAGATGAGATAATTGATTTTTATGAAAGATATTATAAGAAAAAAGTATCATTTGTAAATGTTTATATTAAGATACCACCACCTCCTGAAATTGTGAGACAGATGAAAGAACAGGTATCTGAAAAAATTAATGATTTGAAAAAAGAAGTAGAGGTTGGATTAAAAGAGAAATATATACAGTTAGCAAATGCAGTAGAGTCTGGAGATATTATTCAAGAGAGAGCTGATTTAGAAATGGAAAAAGCTCAAAAAATGGCTCAAGCTGCAATTGAAGAAAAATCAGCTGTATTAGAAGCTGAAGCAATGGATTCTATTTCTAAGGTAGAACAAAAAGTAATGTTAGAATCTGAATTTAATATTTTAATGGAAAATGAAGAAGCTTCAAAAAATATTGTTGATTATGTACAATATTTTGAGACAAGGATTGAAGTAATTTGTACAGCTGGTGATAAACATTTATATACATATGAACTCCCATATACTAATTATCCAATAATACCAATATGTTATACATATACTGGGACTCCGTATCCAATGAGCGCTGTTACTCCTCTTATTGGTAAACAAAGAGAATTAAATAAATCTCATCAACTTATGCTTCATAATGCTAATTTAGGTAGTAATTTAAGATGGATGTATGAAGAAGGATCAGTTCCAGAAGAAGAATGGGAAGAATATTCATCAGCTCCTGGTGCTTTATTAAAATATAGACAAGGATTTGCACCTCCAACTCCAATACATCCCCTTCCTGTGAATCAAGCATTTGCATCAATAACACAAGAAAGTAGAATTGATTTTGAATATATATCTGGAATATCAGCATCTATGCAAGGAACTGCTGGTGGTGAGCAACATGAAACATATAGAGGTATGTTAGCTCTTGATGAATATGGAACAAGAAGAATTAAAGCATGGATGCAAACAATGGTTGAGCCAGCTTTAGAACATTTAGGTGAAATATTTAAACAAGTTGCACAAAGTACATATCGAGCTCATAAAGTATTTAGAATTGTTCAGCCAGAAGCTGGATCTATGGAAGCTCAGAATAATGTAGAAGTTAATATTCCAATTTATAATGATTTTGGTGATGTAGTTTCTAGATGGAATGATTATGCATCTAATAAGTTTGATATAAAAATGGTAGCTGGTGCGACAGCTCCAGTTAATAGATGGGCTCTTTTAGATGAATATTTTAGATGGTTCCAGGCTGGATTAATTGATGATATTGCTATGATAGCTGAAACTGATATAAGAGATAAAAAATCTATAGTTAAAAGAAAATCTTTATATGCTCAGTTGCAAGGTCAATTACAGCAATTACAAGAAGCATTAAAAGATAAAGATGGTACTATAGAAACATTAGAAAGACAATTAGTACAAGCTGGAATAAAAGATAAAGTAAGAGATGCTGGCAATCAGGTTGATAAAGAAGTTCTTGAAACACAGGCAAAACAAAAATTATTAAGAAATGTAATGAAAAATGAAGTGCAAGCAGCTACTGATCAAATGCGAAAAAATGCTGCGGAAGAAAAATGATTGAAAAAATAGTATATGTATGTTATATTGGAAGAAATAAATAGGAGGACATTAACATGTCTGAAGAAAATAAGCAAGTAGACAACCCGAATGAAGGTTTAGAACCTAATAAAGGTCTCGAAAGCACAGGAGATGACTTTTTTGAGGCATTAGACAGAGATGTTAACCCAGTTCTGTTTGATCCAGAAGAAGATATTGTAAAAGAAGCTATCTCAAATCAAACTGAGAAAACAGTAACGCCTCAAGAAGAGGCCTCTGTATCAGATCAATCTGATGAATCTCAGGATTATGAAACATTGCAAAAAAGATATAGCGATTCAAGTAGGGAAGCTAAACGGCTTCACAACCGAGTTCAAGAGCTTGAGCCTTATTTGCCTGTTCTAGATGCAATGCGTGAAGACCCCAATTTAATTTCTCACGTTAGAAATTATTTTGAGGGTGGCGGCAATAGCCAAGGCATTAAGGAAAAACTAGGATTATCTGAAGACTTCATGTTTGATACTGATGAAGCATATTCAAATCCTGAAAGCGACTCGGCAAAGGTTATGACAGCAGCTGTTGACTCAATTGTTCAACGGCGTTTATCTCAGTTTGCAGGACAGCAAAAACAAACTAACGAGAGGAATGCAAGTGAAGCTGATTTTCGTGAAAAACACGAAATGAGCGATACTGAATTCCAATCTGTTATGGATTTTGCTAAATCGCATACACTTGGATTAGAAGATGTTTATTACCTTATGAGGAGAGGTGAAAGGGATACAAAGATAGCAGAATCAGCTAGACAAGAAGTTGCAAATCAAATGAGAAATGTTAGAAGTAAACCTTCTTCAGCTTCTTATGTTGGCGGATCGTCTGAACCTGAAAAGGGACAGAATGACTTAGTTTTCGATTCATTACTTGGTATTGACCGTGAATTAGAAAACGCATTTAGTTAAGGCAACTAATTGCATAATTAATAAGTTAGGAGGTCAAAAATGGCTGATTTATTTCAACTGGAGAGTGGATTAACTGAATCCTCATCTCCTAGTGGTATAAGTCCTGCATCGTCTA